CACCCTTAACTGGTAATTTAATCGTCTTACGCGAGCGTTTAAGTGCCTTGCTGAGCATCTCTGCCATGAACTTCTCCTCTTGATTAATCATATCTGGACTTCTTGACTCTTCATTAACTAAGCCTATCGCATCCTCTGCATTAATAGTCTTGTTATATATCACTCTTGTTGTGGAGGTATGGCTATGTTTGCCGCCCTTAACGAGCGTCTCAATGTAGCCCAGTTTCCTAAGCCTGACTATCTGTGTCGATATGTATTGCTTATTGGTTTGTAGGTCTGCGGCTAGGCGCTGCTGTCCAACCCATGTAATGCCAGCTCTGTTGCAGTAGCTGCATATCAATGCCAGGACTCTGACGCAGCCGCCGGAGAGTCTGCGGTCTGTCAATGCTTTGATTGGCATCACGGCTATCTGCCGCTGATCTGGTGGCGCAGGCTTGAGCTTTACTTTGGGCTGTTTAGGTATTTGGAAGTTTGGTTTGTCTTCCTCGTTTAAAAACTTCATAGAATCTCACCCGCTATGCTTGTAGCGTTTTTTGCTTTCGCAAGGTATCTATCGTTTATCGCTGTGTCTAGGATCTTCTCCTTCAGAGTGCTAGGCCCGAGCTCTTCGCTGGTCATCCCCCCTGATTCGACTGCGTTTATCTGAGTCTGGCGATACTCCATTCTCAAGGGCTGGGTTATGGCCCCGTTCACACATATTAACCTCACTTTGTTAGATTTGTAAAGGTTCATTGCCCACACATACCAGAGTCACAATTAAACAGGGTTTCTTGCTGACTGTTGTACTTGCCACGCTCTGAGTTAGCCCATTGAATTACCTGCCTGATGCCCTTTGCGCCGCCATGCCTTTGAGCTCTAAACATCGTCTTACCTACCTTAGACTCCAGCTCCTCTACGCGTGTGATATCGCCTTCAGTCAGACCTCTTAAATCATTCCTGTTTGCATTGATACAAGGCGCGCACTCCATTGACCTGTGCGGCAGTACTTCAAAGCCAGCACGCAATAGCAGCTCATTGCGCTCCTCATCCGAAAATGCAGCCAATGGGAACCAGACCTTGCGATCGCCATGCCTTTCGCTCTTCTCAATGAACTCAGGCGTGTTAGCCCTTTCTTGGCTCTCAGAGCGCCGTAAGCCAATCACAATGGTTGTTTGCAGCTCAGGATCAGCGTCATCTAACCAGGTTAAGAATGGAATAATCTTCAGCAATGCGCTACACCATTGATATCGCTGGCTTGGAAACCCTTTCTTGTACTGCATGAGCTCCTCAAACTGCATATTTGGTATGACTCTGTGCGTCTTAAAGCCAAGGCTGCGCGCCCACTCTTCGCATTGTTCTACCCTTGCAGGCCATTCAACAGATCCCCAGCCCGTGTCTGAATACGTAACGGTGACATCCTCAAGGCCTTGCTCACGCGCCCATTGGATCAAGGCCACGCTGTCATTGCCGTAACTAGCAGATATGCAGTATTTCATCGCAGGCTCGGTGGCAACTCAAACAGCGGTATCTCATTGCTCCACCAGCTGAACTCACACTCTTTGCAGACTCTGCGCCTGCAAACCCAATTGCGCTGGTCGTGCTTACGTGTCTCTGCTACCTTGATATCTTCGCTATCGCAATGCTCATTTGGACAAATCATTCTTTTCTCTTTCGTATATCGCTAACATGGCATTTCGCAGCTGCTCATAGCTAGCATGGCCACGCACTTCTGCCACTCGCGAGAGGTGCAGCTGTCTGGTCTTTCGAGTTCTAAATCTCTTGAGTACTCCGGCAGCCTCAGCATACAGGCGGTACTCTTCCGAGTAGTTTCCGACTGTCCTCCCATCCGGCAGATGAAGTAGCCTGGATGAGCTGTGAACTTGATTACAAGCGAGACATCGTAATCGGTCATCTACTTGCTGGCCTCCCTCGCTTGTTTCCTCTCCCAGCAATCCTTGCAGACCCACCTCTTTTGTCTTTTGTTTGCGCTTACGATCCATGAGCCATTTCTGTAGTCTTTGCCGAACTGGCAGTTAGAGCACCAGCGCCTGCCTGTAATCGAGCTGTCGGCCTGTACGGCCTTTGTGTACACATCATTCTCATGGCTCATTCCGCGCCCCATTGGCTTGCCATTGCGTCAGCTATGCCTTGGAATGTCTGGCTGCGGATCTTCCATCTATCCTCAGATGGCGGTAGGTAATGAAGGCGCATACGCTCCTTTTCTGGCAAGGCCATTGTTTCTTCTTTCACATCGTTTGTTGGTAGTAAATTCGGCAATCCTTTAAGCCATAAGCAAGTAGCTTTAGTTTCTTTGTGGCCAAACATATAGGGCTGCACAATCTGGTCAGGCTTTCTATACAGGCTAGACATAATGCAAACAGGATTTTCTACAGCTATTTTTGGTATGTCAGCTTTAAGCAAGCGCATAAAGAAGGCAATACTCGCGGCCTGCCTGCCATCCATGCGCTTATCTTTAAACCAAGCAGCTCCAGATACGGCCAAATCAGTACATGGTGGGTGAGCAATCATTAAATCCCATTGTGCATCTAATACATCAAAAACATTGCCCTGATAATGTGGCCCTGGGCTCTCTGTAGGCAGTAAATCGCAGCTCATGGCGTCATGCCCCCCCCCGATGAAAGCATCTCTTACAACGCCGGAGTATTCACAAGCAATTAACACCCTCATTTTGCATCCTCTATTACCTCAATCATTACTCTTGCCTGGCCACCGCTGCGCGTGCCAGAGCCCCTATAAACATTAATCTGGTCGATCTGCTCATCATCATCGAATACGCCAGCATTCTGTAGGCTGTCCAGCAATGCCTTTAGCCTGTTATCGATATCGTATTTACGTTTATCTTTGGGCCACAGCACAATCTCCATAGAGAGCCTGGCAGCTCCGAGCTTTGGCGTGCCTGACTCCGCGATGTAATCCGATACCTTACATTTGTATTCGCGCCCTTGCTTACTCATGTAGGTCGCATGGGCTCCGCGTCTGTAGTACGTATTGACTGATGGCGGGAACGGCAGAGTAAGAATAATCATCCGATCAGCTGCGTAAGGCGCTGGTTGAGATTGCCTGTCTTGCTGAGGGCAGAGCGCAGCTCATCATTGATAACGCTGGCTATGGGTTTATGGCGCTCTTGTGCTGCCTGCACCAGCAGCTCACGCACATCTGGCCGCAGACGCACCAGGAAAGGCTTTAGTTCTGACATATTGATCCTTTTAGTTGGCCGGGTAGCAGGTCTTTTTAGTCGTGCCTGACGAGATAGGACTGAGCTGAATAGTGTCAAGCTACCCGATATCTGTGAGCATACAGGAAAACTACCCGTAGCCTAATCTAAGGGTAAATACCTATACAAAACTACATATAGCGTGATATATTCGTATTAAGCGATATCGCTCAACCACCGAGAAACAGGAGTTGGATATGTATGTAACTTACTACCGAGTCAGTACCCAGCGTCAAGGTCAGTCAGGCCTTGGCCTTGAGGCACAGCGCGCAGCTGTGCAAACATTCTTAGCAGGCAAAGAGATTATTGCCGAGTTCACAGAGGTCGAGTCTGGCCGCAAGTCGGATCGCGTGCAGCTCGCAGCTGCTTTGGCTCTCGCCAAAAAGCAGAAGGCTACCCTTGTCATTGCCAAGCTAGACCGTCTGGCCCGTAATGTTCACTTCATCTCAGGCCTCCTGGAGTCTGGCGTGCAGTTCGTGGCAGCTGATATGCCCGAGGCTGACCGTACATTCCTACAGATCGCAGCTGTCTTTGCTGAATGGGAGTCAATACGTATCCGTAAACGCACTAAAGAGGCCTTACAGGCCGCCAAAGAGCGCGGTACTGTCTTAGGTAGCCCATGCCCAGAGAAGGGCTCTAAGGCTGGTTCTGATGCGATTGTGGCCAAGGCTGATGCCTTTGCTACTTTAGTAGCACCAAGCCTACAGGATGTAATCAAGCAGGTAGGCACGAACTTGCGGGACGTAGCTCAAGGGTTACGCGCTCGCGGTATCAAGACCGCCAAAGGCAATGAAGTTTGGCACCCAGCCCAAGTGGCTAAATTAATGAGGAGAGTTAATCATGCAGTCATTTAACAAGCACAACCAATCACCCAAGGACTTGTACAAGTCTGAGGATTCCCTGCTGGATAAGGTTATCGGTACCGTGGCCTTCCTGGCGTTCGTAGTAATCGTAGTAATGGCATAAGGAGCAGCAATGAATATTCTTAATCCAGAAGTAGGTTATACCCCAGCAGCAAAGACAGACGTAAGCCGCACCCTTAAACGGCATGGCTTTGTACCGCCATCCGAGGACAAAGAGATCCAAAAGAAGTGGGAGTTCTATCGCACCATATCTATTCGTAACGAAAGGAGAATGAAATGACAACACAATTTGAGATAGTTCAATCAGAACTCAAGCGCAGCCGAGCCAAAGGCATTACGAGCTGGGACGTAATCGAGAAGTACGGCATCACCCGCTTGGCACACTATATCCACAAGCTACGCAGTAGCGGCTGGCGCATTACTGACTTTTACGAGTGCGATCCAGATGACGTAACGCACAAGTGGAAACGGTACATTTACAAAAGCTCACCCAAAATGGCAGCCATGAAGGAGTCTAAAAAATGAACTACGCTAGCTACTTTTTGGCCATCAGCAATCTGCTCAAGCAGGCCTACGCAGCCGCAGAGAGCCGCGACTTTGAGGCTGCATCAAACCTTAGCGCTGACATTGCGGTATACGCAACCAGCCTGGCAGCACTCTTAGACCATAAAACAGAAACCGAGGTATAAAAAATGGTAGGTAAAGTCACTCCGAACGATATGCTCTCAGCCAGCCGGATCCCTGCGGTCTGCGGCATGAGCAAGTACAGATCACCCAATGATGAGCTGCTGTCATCCATTGATTTTTTAAAAGGCATTAACCCGCCAGACATCGGCAACGAGGCGATGGCATGGGGTAATCGGCTAGAGCCCACAATCCTGATGGAGGCCGCCAACAGGCTTGGATGCAGCCAGCTAGAGATTGAGCACCCATTCCCTTACTTCCACGATAAGTGGCCTCTGTGCTGCTCTCTTGACGGCACAGCCACAGGCAATGTAAACGAGGTCTTTACAGATCCTGAGAAGGGCATCTACGTGGTCGGCAGCGAAAGTATCGTACTGAGTGGTACAGGCATCATTGAGGCCAAGCTAACCTCAATGCCAGCTGAGGACGTGTTGCCCCTGTATAGAGGCCCTATACAGCTGCAAGCACAAATGGCGATATACAAGGCAACCTGGGGCGCGATTGCTACGCTGTATCAGGGTACAGAGCTGCGTATATTCTTGTTTAAACAACACCCGGCAACCCTAGAGCTCATTGAAAAGACCTGCAAAGAGTTTCAAGATAAGCTAGATCGCTGGAAAAACACAGGCGAGATTGATTACTACCCGCCTATCAATCCAAAGGATGCAGCTCGTACTTTTAGCTCAGGCTCAGATGATGAGCCAGTAGTCTTAGATAATTATGTTGAGGAGTTGACCAAATTACTTTTGGAAAACAAGGCAAAAATTACAAAAGCAGAAGAGGAAAATAGCAAGATACAGACCGAGATTATGGGCATTATGCAGAACCATACTCACGGGGTAGCAGGGCAGTACCAAATAAGCTGGCCAGTCCGTAGCTACAAGGCAAAGCCAGCAACGATAACACCCGCAAAAGAGGCGTACTCCATACGTCAGTCCACTTTAACCATTAAGCAATTATGAAGATTATTAAATCGCCGTTTTGGCACATACTCCAGCGCGAAATCGCAGCTAGAAAATTATTGAAAGGTAACAAATGAGCAACTTAGTTAAGCACCAGGGCTTTGCCCCGCAGACAATGACAGAGGCTATCGACTTCAGCAATATGCTGAGTAAAAGCACGATGGTTCCCAAGGCCTACCAAAATAAACCAGAGGATGTACTGGTCGCTGTGCAATGGGGATACGAGCTCGGCCTGGCACCATTGCAGGCTTTGCAGAATATCGCGACCATTAACGGTAAGCCTAGCGTATACGGTGACGCGGCGATGGCCTTAGTCCAGAACTCACCCGTCTGTGAGGACGTGAAGGAGTACTTTGAGGGCGAGGGTACCAGCAATCCAATCGCGGTCTGCGTGGCCAAGCGTAAGAATCGTACTGAGGTTATCAGCAAGTATTCTGTTGAGGATGCCAAGCGAGCTGGCCTGTGGAATAAGCAAGGGCCTTGGACTCAGTACCCCAAGCGTATGCTACAGATGCGAGCCCGTGGCTTTGCCCTACGGGACGCGTTTCCAGACGTTCTGAAGGGTTTAATCACGGTCGAGGAGGCTCAGGATTACCCAGACGATACGGCAGCGCCACAGGCGCCTCAGATCAAGCACGCTAACCCGCTTGATGCTATCCCATCTGTGTCAGTTTCAGAGGTAGAAATTTTGGAAACACCAGCTGCTGAGTGTAGCGAAAATACAACAGTTGAGATTGTATCCGATCAGATACAGCCGCCAGGCACCTTCAAGTTAAACATCCCCGGCAAACCATCTGAGCTGCATGATGGCATGACGGCATGGATGGATCGTTATAACGAGATGGCAGATAAGGTAGCGCGTTCGCGCCTAGCCAAAGAGCTCAAGATCCAAAAGATTGGTGAGTTCAATACGCTAAACGCGGATGTCTTGAAGATGCTAACCGCGGTGCAGCAGGCTGGCATGGCAGCCCACAAGCAAAAACGTAAGATGGCTATTGAGGGTTAACTAAGATACAAGGCGCGCTCATCATTGCGCCTTGTAACCAATCCTTTGAGTACCTTGCCGCCAGCCTTAGTCCAATCAAGGAAGGCCTCGGCGGCACCCTCGTAATCACCTCTGTTGTGTTTCATCCTAAGCGTAGAACGCTGTAGATTACCCAGTCCAACATTAAAGGCAAAGCTGGTAAGTGCGCCAAGGCGACCAGGAGTAAGGCCATCAGGGCATAATCTTCGTACCCCAGATTCAAAACTGCCCAGGTCTTTAGCAAGCATCTCATCTACCTCTCCCATTGATAACACCCGATCCCAACCAGCAGGGATAGGCAGGGCTTTGCGCTCTGCTAGCGGTACCTTGATATGCGACTGGTCAATTACATGGCCCACGCCTACAGTCCAGATTAAAGCCGGGCATTGGTACGGTTTAGTACGAACGCCCTCATGGTGCTTAATCATCTCAATGACGCGGTGCTCTAAACTCATTTTTTAGAGAATGCCTGAGTGCCGAACCAGAACGCAATGATGGAGGCCAGTATCTGCATCTCATCACCATCAAATATTAGAGTAACCGACTCAGCAAACGCTGCGCCGCTTGACCATGCCCACCAGATCGAGGCGATATCAACCACGATTAACAGGAATACGAATAAATAAGTAACCATCGGACGTACCGATGCGCGTAGGTTAATAACCCATTGGCTCGCGCCTTGACCGATAGCGATGTCGTGGGCATAGAGTGCCTCGCGCTCCTTCTCTGCGGTCTGTATAGCGATCTGCTCTGTGCGGATCTCCTCAACTCTAGCCTGGGCAATGTAGCCTTCTTTGAGCATCTGCATCTCGCGCTCTGTCTGCATCTTAGCTAGCTGTAGCTCATGTGATTTGTCTGATTTATCTTGAAAAAAATCCATCAGCTTTGGTAGGCCGCCCATCAGGAAAGACAGCGCGGTTGAAATTAAAGTTAGCATTAGAACGCCCCTATGTATTTAAGATAAACAGTAACCCAGAACGCAGCAAAGAAACACCATGCTAATGCTACCCTGCGCTCATGCAAATCAGATTTGAAAGCCTTAGTATTTTCTTCTTCCACTTTAGCTATCTCATTCTTAATTCTTAAAACTTGATCCCATTCTTTGGCTCCGTACTTGCGTACAAAGTCTATCTTTAGTTTGGCCTCCTCATCGGAGATTACTTTGCGTCTTTGATATTCCTGTAGAGCTTTGATAGTGGCAGTTTGTTTCTTAAACTCAGCCTCTCGCTGGGCTCTTCGTCTCTCTCTGGATCTCTCTTGAGCTGATTCAAGCGCCTCATTCTGTAGGCTTTCAATGCCCTTAGAGATTTCTCTGCCAGCGGCCTTGCCACTATTTATGCCTTCGCTAAAACCCTTTGCTCCAGCCAAAAATCCGAACTCGTCTGCCACATCCTAGCCTACCTTGATTTGGCCAATGCCAGCCAGATAAGTTACTAGGCTGATCGCGGCCACGCCCACCACCCAAAAGAATTTAGTCACAATAGATTTACCTACCGAGGTGTATACCTTTTCGATCACCCTCTCGGTTACTTTTTCCACAATATCTTCCAGCTCTTGGTCGGTAAGATTAGACATGATTAGACTTTCTTTCTGGCTACAACTATTTTCTTAGCCGCTGGTTTCTTGGCCGCTACCTTACGGGCTGGTCGTTTCTTAGGAGCTGCTGGCTTGGCCTCTTGCTTATCAATCTCAGCCCAAAGTGTATCCATATCTACCTTATAAAATTTATGGTAGTTAAACTTAGCTAGTATCCAATCAATTACAAACATTAATTTTTTCCCTTTCCTGTTCAAGTAATGGTACGTCTTGCCATTTGCTTTGATAGCCTTGTGTAATGTTTATATAACGCACTTGCAATTTGGCATTGCCATAAATCGCTTTTAATATACGAAACTCAGGCGTTGAATTTGGGTACGTCATTGCTTTCCTTCTTGAAATACATTTACAAATACCGTGCTATCTTCTAATGCTTCTATTTCATGCCATTCGCCAGCAGGTAAATTAAGCGGCTTGCTATTTTTATTAATGGTGTGCGTTCGCCCTTCAAGACTAATTAAACATGATCCCGAGTTACACATAGTTGCATGAGAATAAGTATGAATATGCTTTGGCAGCCCCTCACCAATATTTGCGTGAAAAACATTTACTCTAGTATTGCTATAAGTAAACGAATGTTTTGGGGCTACTCCAATCATGCTTGCTCAGTTCCTTCTGTAATTGGTTGCTGTAAATCAATCTCTGGAATCGGTGGAGCTTCGGGTGGTACATATTCCGCAATTAAACCATATACTCCCGCATTTCCTTTAGACCAAATTTCTTGGATGTGTGCATACGAATCAGTTTCGTTTACCCCTGTTGGGTGTTCTTCGTTAAATTCTTCGTACTTAACAACGCATGAAAAAATAGTGTGCTCCGCATTGCACCACTCCAAATCTTTTACATATTCAATAGTAAACATTATTTTTCCTTAAGAAACTCTTACTACCATTACTTGACCGTATAATACGGTTGTAGTGTTAGTGCATAAATCGTAAGAAGAATCACCTCTACCGGTTAAACTTACAATGCGCCATGTTCCTGAGACGGTTGAACAACCCAATGGTGCTACGTGCCCCGTATTTCCCAGAACCTTTTGAGTAGGCGTAGCATTTTCTGAGCCTACATTAGAACCAACACTTGTGTAAACGCTAGTGCTTGAAAATTGTGATGTTATTAGGCCCACAGATGCTTGATACGTTGCAGTTGTTGGGTAATAAAGAATAGAGCCTGATACAGTGTCGTTTGTTTTAAATGTTGATGTACTAAAAAGAAGTAAGGTTGCTGTATTACCAATATTGCCAAATGTTGTATTGGTAATATTTCCTGTTTGTCCATTAAGAGATGTAACACCGCCTGATATTGCGGCAGAAGTCCAAGTAGATCCATTAGAAGTTAAAACATTTCCTGAGGTGCCTGGTGCTACTGCTTGAATTGATGAAGTTCCGTTACCTAATAAGACATTTCCAGCAGATAAACTAGTCGCCCCTGTGCCTCCTTGTCCAATAGATAAAGCGGTAGTTAAACCAGATAAAGCTGTTATATCTGAGTTAGATCCTTTCAATGCAAACGGAGCAGCTGCCGCGGTTGATGCGCCCGTGCCGCCATCAGCAATAGCTAAATCTGTAATTCCAGTAATTGTACCGCCAGTAATTGCTACATTGTTACTGTTTTGGTCTCCCATAGTTCCTGGAGATACATTTGTTCCTGATACCGCTACTGGGTTTCCATCCCCATTAAAGCCTAAATATTTATTTGCTCTACTTGCTTTAGCAGGCAATGTCATTGCAATATCAGTAGGATCCGTTACTGGCGCCTTGAGGCCGCGCTCTGCGGTCTCGGCTACCTGCTGAATAAAAATGGTCTGGTTATCCAGCTCATCGTTTAGTGTGTTAGCAAACAGATCGCCGCCTGTGGTAAAGTCAGTAGTGCGCTGGATATTCTTAGCGCCGACAATCGTAATGTTGCTGGTGCCAGCTGTAGCCACTAGCGTTACAGAGCCTGTGCCGTTAGCGTTAATCGTAACGGTATAGTCAGTAGTCAAGGTCAGCAATGTGCTGGCTTTGTATACTGCGATATCGGTTTGGCTTAGAATCTCAAAAGTAAACGAATAAGGGCCTGTGCCTGATGCGGCATAGACCACTCTGCGGGGTACATTGGATATCGCGTAATCTGCCATAATCTTTCCTTAACTTAGTCTGAATCTATCTGATTTTGCTAAAAAAATCTAGCGTTTATATTTACCGTAGTCCCGCTTAAACTCATCGTTCTCCCGCATAGCATCAAACAGCTCGGGATCCTCTGCAATCAACCTTTGCTTGGCATTAGAGTAGGCATCGGATATCACCTTAGAGATGATGGCCTGAGCCTTACCTAAGTCATTGCTAGCCAAGTTCTGCATGGAGTCCGACTCACCCAAATAAGCGATCTGATCTGCCAAAGCCCCATCCTGCGTGGCCAGCTCAATCCAGCGGTTGTACTGGGTAGCCGACAGCTGGATACCATCGATTGATTTCTTTGGTATATACATAGGTACGCCATAAGCCACCAGCACAGCCTTGGCCTGGTTGTACTTGCCGCTTGACTCTTTGAATGGGTTAAACATCTCATAGAGCTTGCCCTTGCCGACCATCTCAACCTCACCCGTAATCGGATCTAAGGCCCGTGGCAGGCTGTCAGAGGTCAGCGGATTGCGTGACTTGTAGTACTGAACAGCGCTATAGAAACCGCGTACTGCCGGATCGATAATGCCCGTCTTAGTACTCATCTCAGCAGGCATCGTGCTTGACTTGCTAGGATCTACAATCCGCTCAGTACCAGCAATCAAAGAGCTATGCGCCCCCAGCGGAGAGCCGCCAATAGCAAACTGGGATATCTGCTTGCTGGCTGCATTGATTAAATCGTATAGGATTGTGGGGCCATCCTTAGAGCCGGAGGTAAATACCTTCTGAATGTCGCTAAATCCTTGTAGCATAGGCTGCTCTGATAAGTACTGGTAAACCCCTAGAGTGCCGCCCATCATTAGCTTGTCTAAGTCCTCGCCGCCTGGAGTCATTTGGGCATATTCACCTGATGTAGCGCCAATGCCGAGCAAGGTACCGATCGGCTCCAATCCAGCATAGGAGATATACACCTTATCTGGGCCGCGGGAAACGGTGGTCAGTTTCTCAAACTTGGCCATCATCTCCTCAGATACATCCTTAGCATCAAACACAAAGGAGAACTGCTGCCAGCCTGTACCCTCTAGCGCCTTCTTATCCTCCATCCGCATAGGGCCGTAGCCTGTAACGCGGCCTTCAAATACGCCAGCCGCTACCGAGTAAATCATTGCGCCGCCCAAAGTAACCCGAGCAATGGCCTGATCCCTGCGGATGCCGCCTGCGTTATAGTCACCCCAGAACCGTGGGCTTGCAAAGTTCAAGCCAGGCGTGCGAGTAATAGCCTCTAAAGCAATATTCGTAGGCGTTTTAATAAACGGTACAAACATCTTAATTAATGGATTCTGAGCTGCGCGCTGGATACCCTGCAATGCTGGCTCCAGCTCACGGGTAAACGTAACAGTACGCGATACACCCATAGCAGCGTCTTGGATATCTGCCGTAGGATTAGCCAACATCTCAGCCATAAAGTCAGCCGATTGACGGGCAGCGTTATCAGGCGCTACACCGCTATCTACTAGCGACTTATACATCTTTTCTGATTCGCGGGTAGCTAAAGCATTGAGCTCCATGCGGTAGCCGACTGCTTTGAAAAACTCGTCCTCAGCCATCAGGGCGCGGCCTGGTATTGTTACAAACTTACCCCAGTACTTTAGAGCTCCGCTCATTGCTTTGCCAGTATCTGAGTCGCCCATGTCAATCTCAAAGGGCTCACGGTTTAAGCGCGTTGCCTCTATCTTTTGGAATGGATCTGTAGGGGTATTGCTCTTAAATGCTCTTGTTGCAATCTCGCCGCCTTCGCGAATACCCTGCAAAAAACCTACTGCTTGTGCATACAACTCATCTGTAGAAATGGCTTCCTCGCCACCCTTAAACATAAAGTTACGGGTCTTTCCTATGGCAGATGCTAGGGCGCGCTCTGGGATCTGCAAGCCACCAAAGAATAAGTTACCAGCAATATTCTTGGCATGGGTTGTGGGGTTGGATAGCAGGCCATTAATCCATGTGCTCATTGCCATATCGGTTGTGCGGTTCAACACGCCCCTTACTGTGCTTCCATAACCACTCTCTGCCATATTCGCGCGAGCAGAGCTGCTAGCCAGAGCTGTGTACTTGTTCGCAAAATCGTGAACTGAGTTGATGCCACCAGTCTCATTCATAATTGCCTCAAGCATAGCGCCACGTTCTGTGCTGGATTGCCGAGCCTGAGAGAAGATACCGAGAGTGCGGGCAATATCAGCCTGACGCCCTTTTACTGCTTTGACTAAAGCGCCCTCTAAGGCCACGGCTTGCATAAATTCAGATGTTAGTTCTGGGGCTAGTTGACCAGCAGCTTTGGCTGCCTTAACCTGCTCACCTAAATCAAAGGCGCGCTTGCCTGCGTCAACGAGCGCTAGCTGCATTTTGTACGCGTCTTGAGGGCTAGCCTTAGTCGCCTGCAATGGATCGATTATACGAGCGATAAAGCCCTCATCGTAGCCGCTGACAGATAGCTCCTCGGCCATCTGCTTGTAGCTAATCTTTGCAATCTTATCTGCGCCGTAAGCTCTAGCTGTGGCCTCAATAAACTGCTTGACGCCATCAGCATCTTGGATCATGTCTAGGTTAAATGCTGTCTCTTGTACGCCTGCTGCCTTCTCTGTAGGAGTAGGTGAGGGTTTACCCGTAGTAGGCATCTGAGGCATGGACTCAACAATGACTTCTCCCTTAGCGCCTGTTTCGCGGATTACCTGCGACTGACCTACCTTGCCTTGGTCTACTCCTTGTGGGAGGATAGGGCGCTCTGTGCGTACTGGCGCCTCTTTAATTGCTTTGCGTAATAAAGCGCCTGGCCCAGCTACTTGTGTAGGCTCAAACTCTTGGCCAGCATCAGTCAGCGGGATGAGCTCGTCTAAGCGAACCTCTGGCGAAACTATCTGCTCCGACTCTTTGTCCGCAGATGACAGGCTATCTAGGCGATCGGTTAGGGATGGGATACTCATTTATTTTCCTCTTGTTGCGTTGCGACTGCGGCACCGCCAGCGCCTAATAGCATATTTGGGTTTGTAGGATCAAACTCACCTTTATTAAATACCGACTTTACCTGCTCAGGCTGAAATGCTACGTAAATGGTACTAGGGTTCTCGGCCTCTTTGGTGGCAAATCTACCAGCTGGCCCGTGATCTACTACATTCTTAATAATAACGCCGTCATAACCTTGCTCTCTAGCAAGCCTAGCCACATCATCAGTAGATACCATCTCATCCATTCCAGCGTTGAAGTAGGAAAGTAGGTCATCCTCACTACCATCAGGCAATTCTACAATCGCATTAGATCCAGCCCGATTCCAGTTAGCCCCGCCAAAATCTACAATAAATGGTTTTTTAAGACTTAAATAAGCAGGCACCATATTATGCTCGGAGCTGGTATTGTAGGTCGCGGCTACGTCTGGAGACGAGCTAAAGAATGTGCCAGTACCAGCAGACTTACCTTCAGAGCGCATGGGATCAAACGACTCAAAATCGCCGCGTCTTGCGTGATAAACAACGACAGGCTTGTTTTTATCATCAACTACTTTTGACTCACCAAACCAATTCTTAAATGCCTTTGTCTCTACTTTTGGCGCTTTAGGAATAACTACCTCAGATCCTGATATATCCTGGATAACTTCTTTAGCGGGCATATTCTTAGTAGCTTTAATTGCTTTGCCTACCGCCTTAACGCCTTGTATAGCTGCCTCTGGAATACCTGGGGCTGGCAGGAATGTGCCTACCTCTTGAGCTACGTCTACTGCTTTTTGGCGCTCCTCGCGATTCGGCACACCTTCTTTTAATACTGGAGGAAACGGTACGTCTATCTGAGTGCCTGGGATACGAACGCTAGTATCCGCTAAGATTTCCTCAGTAGTCGCAAACGAACGCTGGCCTAAATACTTCTCTGCGCCTTCCTGATTAATCATATCCAAGATAGAACGAATATCGCCAGGCAAACCACCAATTTGGGCAGCTGCTCCGCGCAATGCTCCAGCCAAAGTATCTAGCAATCCAACAGCCATCTTTTCTCTGTCTTGCTGGGTAGGTTGTCCAGGCTTAGGTACATTTAAACGTGTACCAACAAAAGCCTTATCCATGCCGGCCATCTCAGGCTCAGGCGCAGATACCGTTACCTTACCAGCTGGCACGACTTCCTCTGGCATCATCATGCTTTTAGCTACATCTCGCATATACAATTCGTCTAGCATCTTATAAGCCTTTTTGTATTCTTAATATTGAGTCTGCCTCTGAATCACTAAAACCTAAGCGCTTTAAATCTTCTTTGGTATAGGTCGTGCTGCGGTTATATACTACTTTTTTATCTTGAAACTTTTTCTCAATTCGATCTTGTTTGGCTGTATTTGATTTAATGACTAATTGAGCTGCCTCGCCCTTAACCAAAACCTGAGCAGCCTCAAGCGGGTTAAATGCCTCACCATCTGCGCGAGCTTTTTGCTGGAGTATTTGCAGCTGTGTATTTAAATCTGCAACCGTTTTCTTTTCCTGACCAAAGCCTGGCGCCATCATATCGGGAACGCCTAGCGAGTTACGAATAAACTCACGCGCCCGAGTCATCTCAGGATTATCGTTACGAACAATCTTCTTGAGGTCATTTGCTTGTTTCCAAGTAATTACTTTATTGTTTGCTAGATTGTCAAAGTAAGACTCGCCGACTACCTGACGATCTGCTAATGACTCAAACTGGCCGTACATCATTGCGTTAGCTCCAGCGCCTTCACCGCTAATCAATGCTTTGCGCTGCTCATCCGGCAAAGTAATCCCAAGAGCTTTAGCTTGATTCAATACTTGCTGACCGCTGATCTGACCAGCGTAGAACTGATCCTCAATCGCGTTCATCTTATCTTCATTGACGGCTGCGTTTAATTCGCTTGTGCGCTTCCATGCGGTAGCTACTTCACCGTTACGGTCTACGTACATCTTAATTAGCTTGTCTTTATTAACGCGAGTCATTACGCGGTCTAACTTGCCAAAGTCACCAGCCTGCATCTTACGCAATCCCTCTACAGGATTCTTAGCAAACTCTGGGCTAGCTGTGTAATCTACAATCGCGCCCAGCAATGCGCGGTCAAAGTCTGCACGTTTCTCAGCAAAGAACTGCGGATCGTTTGTTTGCCCGGCAATATCCATTACTCGCTGGCGCTCAATTAAGATACGCTCTGCCAACAGAACTGGATCCTTTTCTACTCGCATTAGATCAGCAATGATAGTAGGCGTCTGCGAGATTAAGTCATCTGCGTTTGCTTTGACGCCTTCACCATAAATCTTATAGGCGCGGTCTGCCGCCTTGGCGTATACAGGAGCTCCAGCGCTACCAGCAGATGCCCTAAAGCGCAGGCCTTCCTCTGGTGATATGCTAGAGATAGCTCTGCCATATCCATCTGTAATCGCTTTAATTTCAGACTGTACGTCTTTTAAGTTAAACGAGCCAGCATCAACCATGCCGCTAAGGCGCGAGAACTCATTACGTACTTTTACCTCTAATTCATTGCGGAGTTGAGCTGCTTGCACTTTACGAGCTGCATTGCCAAACGTAGTGCCAGGCTCTGCAAACAATTCCTGTGGGCTCTTACCAGCCTCCATAGCAGCCATGACTTGATCTGCGCTTGGCTGATTCTCTGCGCCGTACTGTAAGCCTTCACGCTCTGCTTGCTCGGCCGCTTTCTTAAATGCAAAATCAGATACGCGATCTAACGCAGATGTAATTGCAGTTAGCTGTGCAGCAGACTCTTTCACGTCAGCACGATCCAATCGTGGAATATCAGCAGGCAAAAGACCTGTTGGCTGGTAGAGCGGAAGAGTTGCCATATTAACCTCCACCTCCTAAAGCAGCACCGCCACCACCGCCACCGCCGGATGGTGCGCCGCCCATAGATCCATAAGATGCGGCAGCCATACCTAATTTACCAGCAGCATTAAAGTAGCCTGTGCGCTCCGCTGTAGCTCCAGCATCCTCATACAGACTAGCCTGGATCAATCCATTACGGCGCTGGCCTTCTGCACCAGATAAAGCAAACGCAAACTCTTTGCCGCCGCGAGTACTGTTTACCGCTTGAATTAATCCGGCAGATCCATCAAAAGCATTTACACCGCCAGCAAAGCCACGGGCGATTACAGCTGCGTTAGCTGCATTGGTACGCTGCAATATTTGATTAGCTTGAAATTCATACTTAATCGCTGCGCGCTCAGTCTCAATGCGAGTTATAGCCGCCTGTTGGTTATAGTACTTTTTCTTGTCCTGGCCTTCTTTAATAGAGCCGTAGGCCGATACTACAGCTAACGCTATCGCAACTGCTGCCATGCTATGTCCCCTGATGTGTAGCTACTTTGTACTCCATACCTAATAAAGTCATCTTTAAAGGTATGTCCTGAGATACAGTAATCTTAGCCTCTTGCGAGTAACCTAAGATTCCATGCAATGTTTTAGTTCCCGTAAACTCTGCGACTGGCTGATCTAAGATGTCGCCAAAAGCGCGGAACGGAATCTGTGTGCCATTAATCTTCATGTGTTGCGTATCTACAACAAGTGCGTTTACTTCAACAATGCGCTTTTTAAATCCAATGCGTGTGCCTGTTTGCAACTTTAAATCGACTGGCATGGTGCGAGCCTCAACCGCAATAGGCAGGCCAATCTCGTAAGATGATGCCGTAGCTCTAGGCAGGGTTACAGTACCGCCAGCAGGCACAGCCTGGTTAGCCTGTACTGCGCCATCCTCAAGGATATTAACGGTCTCCGTTACTAGGTGCGCCATCGTTACTGTGCTCACTACGCCTGTGCCAGATTTAGCTGAGTCTGTTAATAAGTCGTTATCAAAGACCTCTACGTAGTATTGGTTTGCTCCGTTTACATTGCGGCGCACAACGGTATATATCGTAGATATATCTACGCTGACATCAATGTATGCGCCATCTACTGTAATGAACTCAGATGGGGCAATGACGTTCTGTGCGCGTAGCAGAGAAAAGACGGCCATAGTGCCATCGGTAGTATTGGTAATCAAAAGCAAATCATTCTCATCTGTAGCAACAGACCTACGCAAAGCTAGGCGACTTGGCCCTTTGAGCAGATGGCCAGCCAGCAATGAGATTTTCTGGGTAACGTAAGTGGCTTGAGTATCGGTATACGCAAACTCATTTAGCGATTTACCTTGGCGCTGAATAAACAGAGTGCCTGACTCTAGCTGCTGAACGCGTACGCCCTGCTGGGTACCGTTACGGCTAGCAGTCTTTACAAAGAAGTTGGTAGGGGTGATTGGATCTAGTCCATTTTGCGGAACGTAGAACTCACCGCCAGTCGTAAACACTTGCAAGTCGCGGCCAGAGATAATATCGACAATCGCGTTAAATGTATTAGTGTCTAGCGTTGCCTCAACCGCGTCATCATCTAAACCTTCAGTAGCCTCAAAATCAAAGAAGAGGCCAACCTTAGAACCCCATACAGTACTAGGGCGAGACTTAGAGCCACCAAAGTACAAACGACCTTCGTGGAAAGTAACAGAGCGAGGCCAACCTTTTCCGCTAGACCATACAGCTTCGTAACCAGATTCATAGTCCCATTGCCCATTCGCGATAGCAGAAGTATTAAAAAATGGAAACTCAGTAATAGCGTCTACTGAAGTACCCGAGTTATAGCGCACAATCTTAGCGCGGCCTTGCGGCTGTGCATTGACATATTGGCCTACGCTGCCAGCAGTAAACACGCTAGAAGATGCAGTCAAAGTAACCTTGCCTGATACAGCTGATGGAGTCAGAGTCCCGGCTGGGTTAGTCACCGATACTGTAAATGCGTACTTAGGAATAGAGTCAAACGTAATTGCGCTAGCAGTCCATGTAGCGTCATTAGCGCCGCGAACGATGCTAATCGGCGCAACGTCAGGATGCACCACAATCAGCGTATCAGCCGATTGAGTCCATACGATATTAGCTAATCTAGCACCAGTTAAGCTAACACCAGATGTATCTAGGTATGGATTGCCAGAGCCGTTAATATTTGTAATTAGTACTTTATTCTTAAATATGTACATCCGATTATGCGTAAAGCACAGCATATAGCTGTCAGATGTAGAGAACTCAAACTCAACTAAGCGCACGCCGTTAGCCGCAGACTCAGTACTGGAGTTAGGTAATGACGCAATGTAACGCGAGCCGGGCCTACGGCGAATACCGCCTTGTGGCTGGCAGACTACATTGGTAGCTTTCTCTAATGCGTTTGCGTATGCAGTTAAATCTACGCGGGCGCGGAGCAATGGATCCAGCTCACCTGTAGAGAAGTTGGTCTGTATGCTTACAAAACGACTCATTAATACCTCACGCTAATAAGCGAGAAATCATTAATGGCATTAGTAGGATTGCCAGCGCCATCAATATTCATGGCTTGACGTAGATAGCCGCCGCGGCCATTCTCTGCTGGAGAGCCTGTAGCTACAGATTGCCAGTATTGGCTTTTATCTGTTTGGTCGGTAATAGGCAAGGCGAGGTGCCAAGTCATCATGTACTTGAGGAGCTGCACAAAATAGCTAGGCATCTCGTACTCAGGCACAGAGTACTGATAGTCAATATAGACCTCCTCATAATCCGCTAGCAGCTTGTCGCCAATGATGCGGTATTCTTTGCGCGGAGGGACGTTGGTAGAGCTAGTATCATAGATAGCTCTAGGACTCGTTAAACGGTCTCCTGGGAGCTGATACTCGTAGCGGTACTCATTGATAGGCGTAGAGATTAAACGCGCTATAGAAGTCTTTTTATAGCTAAAAGACCAGGGATACATAAGTATGGCCTGATCCTTGATAT